AAAAATGCTTGTGATATATTAGGTTATAAAGAAGAGGTATATGAAGCACTAAAAGATCCTCAACGTTTTATAGAAATTTCTATCCCGGTAAGAATGGATAATGGTGAAGTTAAGTATTTCAAAGGTTTCCGCTCACAACACAATGATGCTATTGGCCCAACAAAAGGTGGACTTCGTTTCCATCCACAGGTTACAGGAGATGAAGTAAAAGCATTGTCAATTTGGATGACATTCAAATGTGCTGTTGCTAATCTTCCATATGGTGGAGGAAAAGGTGGAGTTATAGTAGATCCTAATGAATTATCTAAAGGAGAATTAGAAAGATTATCGCGTGGATATATTCGAGGACTATATAAATATCTTGGAGAAAAACAAGATATTCCAGCACCTGATGTAAACACAAATGGTCAAATTATGTCTTGGATGATAGATGAGTTCAATATTCTTACAGGTGAGCAAGGAATAGGGACTTTAACAGGAAAACCTTTAGAACTTGGAGGATCATTAGGTAGAACACAAGCGACTGGGCATGGAGTTGCATTAGCTGCTAAGCTTGCTTTAGAAAAATTAGGGAAATCTGTTGAGGGAGCAAAATTTGCGGTCCAAGGATTTGGTAATGTCGGTAGTTATACGGTGAGTACTGCAATTGAATATGGTGCTACAGTAGTAGCAGCTACTGAACGTGATGATGACGGTATTCAATATGCTGTTTATCGAGCAGAAGGATTAACTTATGATGAACTTCAAGAATGCAAAGATAAAAAAGTTAGATTCCATACATTGCCAAATACTAAACGTTTAACATTAGATGAATTTTGGGCGTTAGATGTAGATGTGCTTTGTCCATGTGCATTAGAAAATGCCATTGATGAGCAAGAAGCTAAACTTATTAAAGCACCAGTCATCTCTGAAGGTGCAAATGGACCAGCAACATTAGCAGGGGATAATATACTTCAAGAAAAAGGAATTGTAGTAATTCCTGATATCCTAGCAAACAGTGGAGGAGTTACGGTTTCTTATTTCGAATGGGTTCAAAACTTACAAGGTTATTATTGGACTGAAGAAGAAGTAGTAGAAAAACAAGACAGGGTTATGACAAAAGCATTTAATGATATCTGGGAAGTCAAAGAAAGATTTACTATTCCAATGAGAAAAGCTGCATATGTCAATTCAATAGAGAAGATTGTTAAAAATATGGAATTAAAGGGAAAAATTAGTTAAAAATAAGAAGAGAACCAGTCTGTAGAAATACAGACTGGTTAAATTATATTAAAAAGATGCAGTACTTTGGAGTTTCTAGCTTATTATTATGTGCTGTTTCCAGCTAGAGCCGCTCTCACACCACTTGAACAAAGTGTAAAATTAGTGATGTTTCTACTTGAAAGCGGCTTTAGCTGGTGGCTCCAAGAACCATTAAGGTGCCTTTCTTTATGCTTGCAAGGCTCAAGCTTAGTTTAGATTTGCATTGTGCCAACACTGACTGAAATGCTTGTTTCTTTTAAAGCAAGCGTGAGCTTATCCGCAAATTCTTGCGCAATAGATTCTTGGATTTGTTCTGCTTTAATCAAACGAGCTACTAGCATTGGCTTATCACCACCCGTAAGGATTGATAAGCGAAGCGTAAATGCTTGGCTATCTAAGCCCTTGTATGTGTGCGTGTTAAACACAAAATATTTCGGTAGTTGTAACTTGCTTTTCGCTTCTACACTTTCCATCGCTGAACGTGATGCAGCAAACTCCCCAACTTCGTGTTCTTCATTTCTAGCATAATCTAAAGTAATTTTACGCACCGCTTGAATTGCTGAAGTGAATGACATTAATTCATCATCCTCACTGTAAGCAGTGATGAAATCGCGCCAATCTTCAAGCCATTCAGAAAATTCACGCTGATCACATTTTTTACCTTGGAAATCACATAGTGCTTTAAATGCCGACGTTTTTTCCATATTTAAAAGTGCGCGATGGTTGGCGTGAAGAGGTTGTTTGAGAGAGCCAATATCAAAGACAATTTCTGCACCAAGATTTTTTTCGTCAATAAAACATTGAGCATTTTCTTGCTGATACTGTGCGGCATAAGCAGTAAAACTATCAAAGTTATATGTTGAAAATACGGCACGAAATTGATTGCGGAATTGATTTTGTGATTCCAATGAATGGATTTTCATATCACTTGGCAGGATAGCGATTGGATAATCGCTTTTTCCTACGTGAACACTAGATAAAACAAGTTCTTTAAGTTGTTGTAAATTTTCGTTCATTTAAAGCTCCTATGCTGCTTTTACAATTTTTAAAGTGCCATTTGGTGTTGGCTCTGGTTTTTCAGGCGTTGCACAAAGTGCACCACCTTTATGTACGTACATTGGTGTCGCAGTAGTATCCTCTTCGGAAGATTTCCCGCGTTTTGTAGGTTTGATATAGCTTAGCTTGTGTTGAATTTGAACAGATGGATTATCGCTATCCATTCTCTTTAATGTAAACTCAACCTTCACTGTGCCTTGCTTGTCATTATTTAAAACACCCAATGCAACCTCTGAAAGAGCTGTGGCGAGCTTATTTTCAAAGATCCCTGCGTCAAGCTCTTCAAGAAACTCGTGTACGTTTGTTTTTGCCATTTTTATTTCTCCTATTTAAATAATTGTTGTAATGGTTTTACCATTTCAAAGCACACTTGCTATTGATGCCTTAACTTCAAATATGCTTTGAAATAAACCGATCCGTGGGCTTGTTACCATTTCCCCGACCGAACTCGTATCCTCTAAGGGATTGCTTAAAGATATAAACAGCGCTGCCATTGACCTGCCAACCACATCACTTCGGTTAAACACGCAGTACAGTTTTCTGCTCTGGGGTTACTCGACTTAAACAGCCGATAATTTATATCCCGCACGAGACCAAATTGTCTAAAATTCAAAACAGGTTAATGATGAGTGCCTTTCTTTATACTTGTAAGGCTCAAGTCCTCTTGTATGCGACTACATCGAGGAATATAATGTTTTCTGCGACTACAATTTAATCAGAGGAAACACTATGGAAGAATTTGTAAAACTTCTTAATACCATAATCACAAAGGTAGCTTTCAATCATATGACTATGTTCTGTGTTTTCTTATTTATTGGCTTTGCGTTCATTCCGCCAGAATTAACGTTGTATCTCAACGCTAAAACACCAGCATTCTTTCCTGATTGGTTCACTCTTGCCAATTTTGGTTCTTTGATATTTGCGTTAGTTTCTACGATGATTTGGATTCTTATTTCTAAAGCGACCAAATCAATTATTTCAAAACTGCGTGAATCATTAAAAACTAATTCAGAGCAAGCTAGATTAATCAATCTACTTCATAATTTATCAACAGAAGAGCAACATGTTCTTGCAATGTCCTGCCTTAATGAGCGAATTATTTTCCCAGATAACAGAACTCAGCTAGCCATTGAAAAACTCTTGTCAAAAGAACTTATTTCGTACGGCTGGACTAATGATAAATATGAGTTAAATCCACTTATTCGCAATGTTGTTCTTGCTGAGCTCGATAAGAGCATGAATTCCCATCATTAACCTGTTTCAAATTTTTAAAGAACATTTTCAAATTCACCGTTTGTCGTGGTGGTTTGTTTTGATACGGTCATAATAAAGAAAACTTTATTTAATGTAAAGTAAATATTAAGCAAAAACTTGCAAATAAATAAAGAAAACTTTATATATGATTGATTTTTAAATAAATTGAACTTGTGAAAATCTGTTTGATTGCTTGTTTTTTAATCAGTTAAGGGTTGTTATTTGAGAATTAGATCACTAAAAGGAATGATTTTTTGCGATAAAATGACCGCACTTTTTATGGGGGAGCGTATATGAAAAGATTATTTGTAACATCGATTATGATGTTTGGACTTGTTGGTTGTGGCACCACGATACATACAGCAATGCGTGCATAGTATAAAAATTCTTTCTGAGCAGTTTTTTACAACGGTTACTGACAATGTATAAAAGAAAACCGCCACGAAGGCGGTTTAATATTAGTTATTATTTGCTTGTTTTTGCTGAATCAAAATATCGAGTTTATCATCGATATTGTCGAGTTTTTTCTCGACGTTAGTTAATCGAAGTTCAACGTTATCTAAGCGAGATTCAACTTTCGTTAATCGAACATCTAAAGAGTGAATATTTGATTCCACTTTTTCAAATCGTTGATCTATGGCTGAAAATCGATTTTCATATTTTGTATCCATGTGAGAATACAAAGCCCAACCAGCGCCAACAAGCGCAACTAACGCCACAATTCCTGAGCGATAAAATGCGCTTGTTGTTAAGTAATTTTGCTTAATATCTTTTA